TACGAAGGATCCTTGAACGCCAGTTCAGGGATTCTTTTTTTTTGTATGTTTGTTGTCCATCTAAAATCCAACCATCATGTCTTACCATCTAGACGCAATCAGGGCCGGTATCCAATTCACAGAGATCCAGGACCAGCACATCAAAGAGAACTATGTCAAGGTAGAGGATATCAAGTTCCTTGTTATACCTCAACAATACCTATGGGCAGAAGATCTCAGCAATAACGAAAAGATCCTTATGTCGTTTATCCGGATGGCTGATCAGAAACAACATTGTTGGGCCTCCAACACAACCCTTGCAAAGTGGACAGGGTTAACAGTTGGGTCATTAAAAAATCTAATTGTCGCTTTAAAGAAGAAAGGCTATCTGGAACAGGTGTCCTGGGATGGCCGCCACAAGCGGGTTATACGCTGCCTAAAATAATTTCCGACAGTTTCCGACACTTTTCCGACACTTATTGTCGGATATTCTCTCGTCATTTTAAAATGACGACAGCCGTACTATTTTAATGACGTATAAAAGTATAAGAGAAAGAATACCCTTCTTACCACTACTTACTTATTAGGTACGAAAATCAAAGATTTTCCAAAATAGTTTCATTACAACATTCCGTAGATTTTCATAACTTGGTCAACAATTAGCCGATGCCGAACGGCTGATCTGCTTTCTTGTTTCATAGCAAGTGACCCCCATTGCGCAAACATTGGGGGTTTTTTTTGTAACTTGCCTGGGAACTAAAATTTCAAAATTATGCAAGATTTCATTTTAGACATCGAGGTTAAGGTTACTGCAAAACCTGTAAACGCCAAGGTTGGGACAACTCAACGTGGCCCTTACGAAAGAAACCTCTTTGTGGTCCGTGAATCAGTGAAGAAAAGTTACACGGGATTGAAGGGTGATATTGCGACCATGGCTGCAAATGCTGTGAAGCCTATTTCCCAACAATGGCCACTTGGAGTAGCACCACCAGCGATTAACACTATCACTGGGGCAAACCCACTCGCTGCAACAACAGCAACCCTGAACGCTAATGTTACCGATGGCCCGGTAACTGGATTTGCAACAGCAGCAGCAGCACTTGTTGTTGCTGCCACAGCGGGAACAATCACAAGACCAGCTGGATCCTGGCTTGATGATGGGTTCCGTGAAGGTATGGAGGTTACTTTTGCCGACTTCACAAACGCAGGCAACAACGCTGCATTTGTTATTGCTTCTTTAACCGACACAGTTATTACCGTGGTGGATAACACCGGCCTGGTGGATGAAACCGGTGGTGGTGACGAAACGGCTACTATTGGAAGTGAAACAGGTGTATTTGTTGAGTGGGGTTCCGATAAGGCTGCCTTGACACTACAGCCGGCAGAAGAGTCTCCAATTTCAAGTGAGACTGCCACAGCTGTTACCTGTGATCTGACATCCTTGACCGCAGAAACCCAGTATTACTATCGTTGGGGAGTAGCGGCAAAAGGAGTGGTTGTCCGTAGTCAACTGAAAACCTTTACCACACCTGCCGCATAATATTGTTGGGGTGAAAGGGGAGACAGGTCCACAGCATGAACTTGTTCTAATGTGGTTACTACCTCCCCTTCTTTTTAAAACAATCGACTATGAAACAGATAATTCGGCACATTTTATCTTTCTTTAAAAGGTGGTTTTGGGTTAAGCCAACAGCAAAGGATAGACCACTCAAAGCCACTGAAGTAATCAAAAACTACTGGGTATGCGTCAAGTACCGTGACCAGTGGATCAACCTACGCAAATCAGAAGTGCCGGCCTGGAACAAGATGGGTCGTAAGGACCGCAGGGCAATGGCCCAACGGTTTGCTGTTATGGAGCGAAAGGGGAAGATTAAATTTGTGGAGATAGATGGTAAAATGACTTGTATCAAAAATAAAGACTATGAAAGCAGGGCAGTCAATCGGTAATAATGTAACTGTTCTTCTGGATCCAGAGAACAAGTTTATCAAAACCAAGAGTGGAATAAAACTCTTTGTGGACACCTCCTTTGAGCCTGAGAAGCATATTGTTCGCACCGGAACAGTTATTGCAACACCAACCAGGCTAACCTATCACCACAAGAAACCAGGCTATCCATGGAAAACAAATCCGGAGCTGAAGGATGGAGATCGTGTGGTGATGTACTTTATGGCAATCCAAAACTGTTTAGCTCCCGAGCAAAAGAAGTACACCCGGGAGGGAGAGGATGTTTATATCTTCATTAAGTATCACAACATCTACGCAATCATTGAGGAAGGAAATATCAGACCTATCAATGGATATCTATTTGTTGAACCTATTGAGGATCCTGAGTGGACCCGTAAGGTTGAGGAAGCTGAGAAGTTGGATTTGGAACTACCCGATCTACGCAAGCCCAGTAAGACAGATGTTTCTTATGGGAAGATAGCATACATGGGCGCACCCAATGAGGCTTATGCTGATGATTATAAGTCTGATGAGTTCCATAATGAACAGGTGGGTGATACAATCATTATGAAGCGAATACGTGATATACCGGTCGAATATGAGTACCATGCCAAGATCGATGGTGGCCGCAAGCTGTTTCGTATGCAACGACATGATATCCTAGCTGTGTTATGAACTGGCAATTCACAGACATAGAGTATAGGGGGATGATGTTTAATCCCTCAAAAGTTCCAGAGGATACCAGTGTTTTCAAGGTGTTCCCGGAGCTGAAGAAATATTCTGACTTCAAAAAGTCACCCGGGAAGGAATTAGACAACGACCTGGTAATGCTCTACATCTTCTGTATGTACGATAAATCCACTCCGTACAGGGGCAAGTACACTGATGTACTTAAAAGAAAGATCGAGATTGCGCACGATGTGGGGTTTACCATGGACGAGAAAGGGGTGTTTGCGGAGCCGGTTGAGGATATGTTGAAGGGGAATAATAAGATTGTGAACCGGAAGATCACCGAGTTTGTGAGGATCCATCGATCATTCAAATACACCTACCTGGTAACCATTGAGGCCAGTTACTACAACGTGATGTTGGAGGTGATGGAGGGAGCCACCAAACGGATCCCTGATCTTCGCAGCATCCAGGAAGAACTGGAAGATACCATGGTGGACCTGTTGAATGAGGATGATAACCCTTATATCCGTGATGCGGTGCTAAGGTATATGGAAGAGGAAAGGCTTCAGCTGAGGCCAGAGGATATCGCACTAAAACTATCGAATAATGAACAGCCTGTCACTGATAAAGAGATACGGTGACGAGGTTGACACTCAGATCCTTTCACAATACAAAAAGCCTGACAAGTATCTATGGGTGAACATCAATGATAAGGATCTCACTCCTTTACGTATCGAATTGCCCAAATGTCCAGAGTATCATCGGATAGATGGATTTGGGAAGCCGGCCAAGGATCAGATGTGGTCACCACCAAAGCTACCCAGGCGGCTAAAAGAGCTTCAGCGTAAGCATGAAACCATCGATGAGATATGGGCTGAACTGCAAAAAAACCAAGATATTTATGAACATGAGATCAAGTTTATCCGTAAGATGTGGCACCACCGCCTCAATGGTTACTGGTTCTTTAACAATGGAAAACCAACTTACATCGATGGGTGGAATTATTTTTATATCGCCTGGTGGAAGATCGATGTGGGCCTGCCCAAGTTCAGGGATAGAGATAGAAAATTCTTTCTATTTGCCAGACACATATACAATGAGCGCAGGACCTTCAAGTTTATAGACGATAAGGGAGAGGCTATCCGGAACGAGGAAACCGGATATTTTGATTTCATAGATACTGGGGGCCGTGTATTCTACGGGTTCAACTACCCAAAGCACAGGCGGGAGGGAGCGACCTACAAAGCTGAGTGCGTCAACTATGAGATTATTACCAGAACAATAGGAGCCTGGGGAGGTATCCAGTCGATGAACGAGGTCCAGGGGAGAAAGTGTTTTATCAAACACCTGGTCGGACCATGGAAGAAACTACCGTTTTTCTTCAAGCCCAATTACGAGGGATCCACATCTCCAAAGACAGAGCTATCATTCTCACCACCGGCACGTAGGCTTTCAAGCAAAGGATCTATTGCAACAGCAGAGATAGGGTTGGAATCTATGATCAATTTTGACAATGCAGATCCCGGGGCCTATGATGGTGACAAGCTGTACTTCCACCATGACGATGAGGTGGGTAAGCTGAAGAAAGGATTATCCTGTTGGGATAGGCACCTGGTGGTAAAAGAGTGTCTGGTGATGGGATCTGAGATAATCGGGTTTACCATCAAAACCTCAACGGTAGGGGAGATGGAGCGTGGTGGAGGTAAGGCTTTTAAGCACCAGTGCGGCATGAGTAACTACTTCGTGCGTACACCCAATGGGCAGACGCGATCAGGGCTGGCCACACTGTTCATCCCAGGCTATGAGGGACTGCAAGGTTTCATCGATCAGTACGGTATGTCGGTTGTTGATAAGCCAACTAAAGAGCAGGCCAAGTATATTGGTAGAGATATCGGGGCCAGGGAATATCTCCTTAACAGGCGCAAAGGGTACATCGATGCGGGTGACTATGAGGGATTGTCTGAAGAGATCAGGCTGTACCCCATGACATTTACCGAATGTTTTCGCACAGCCGCCAAGTCCTCCGGGTTCAATATGCAGAAGCTAGAATCCTACATCGATGAGCTAAGATTCAAGCCAAATAGCGAGATGCCTGTTGAGGGTGATTTCAGGTGGGTGAATAACAACCGGGACACCAGGGTAGAGTTTGTTGCACGTAAAGGAGGTAAGTTCTTTGTTTCTCACCAGTTAAACGATAACGAGGCCAACAGAAAGTTCTGGTCCGAGGAATTTGAGTCCTGGAAAGCCGGCAACACATCATGGGGTGTGGCCGGTGGTGACCCATTCAAGTTCAATAAGACCGAGGGAAACCGCAAATCCAAGGGAGGCGGGGCTGTGGTGCGCAAAGGAAAGGTTAAGGATGGTGACTTTTCCATGAAGCGGAAATTCGTTTGTACGTATAACAACCGGACCTATGATAAGTACGAATATGCGGAGGATATGTTGATGATGTGCGTGTACTACGGTGTTCAAATGTTTCCTGAAATTAACATTGATCTGCTATGGGATTACTTTGAACAGCGGGGCTATTCTGCCTTCCTACTTTACAGGGTGGACCCAAAAAGTTTTCAACAAGGAAAAACACCAGGTGCAAATACCAATGACAAAATTAAGCAGGATATTTTTGGTGAGTACATGAACTTTATAGAGTACGAGGCTGATGAAGAGAACCATATAGAGCTTTTGGAGGAATGTAGGGACATTGCAGGGCCAGAGGAAATGACCGATTTTGACCTGTTTTCTGCAGGAGGATATGCCCTATTGGGCACTGCGGGTATCTATGATGAATTGGAGGAATTAGAGAATGAGGAAGTTGATATGGGGAAATTTCACAGGAAGAGAGTTTACCGTAGGTAAATAATTTCATATCTTAGGCAAAACATAACTCACCATGGCTAATCAATCTTTAAACACTATATCATCCTATCAAAGAGGGGCTTATCCTTTCCCAAAGGATGAGATACCAACGAAGGAGAAGGATGCCGGGTGGTGTAGAAAGTGGTGCGAGGCGATGTATGCCACCTATATCACGGACAGGACAGGGGTTCCATATTCAACCATTGATGAGCTTAATGATCTCCGGGATTATGCAGCGGGGATGCAGAGTGTGGAGCGTTATCAGGACATTTTATTGGACGAATCAGAGGAAGGTGGAGATCTCACAGGATACATGAATGTAAACTGGGAGATTTTTTCAGTTATGCCCAAGTTTCTCCACATCATACGTGGCATCTTTGAAGAGCAGGAGCATAAGATTGTGGCTACCGCTGTGGACCCCAAAAGTAATGAGCAGCGTGAGATGGCCAAACTTCGTAAGTGGTTTAAGGGCCGATACAAGCCTATCCTGGATGCTGTGAACCAGTTTGCCGGTGTAAAGCAGGAACCGGAGTGGATACCTGAAACACTGGACGAGTTGGAGATCTATCAACAGGTAGGAGGCTTTAAGTTAGCCAAAGAAACAGAGATAGAGGAAGGTCTGGCATATACGATGTATATATCTGATTGGAGGGAGATTAAGCGCAAGATGCTTGATGACTTCTCCACCATCAACTGTGCAGCCGTAAAAGACTTTACCGATCCCTACACCAGAAAAGTGAAGGCCCGATGGGTCGATCCTGTAAGGCTGGTCATGCAATACTCAAAGCACTGGGACCACCGCAACTCAGAGTATGCGGGTGAACTGATCTCAGAAACCATCTCCAATATCCGGAAGAATACCGATCTCTCCGAAGAACAACTCCGGAACCTGGCCCAATTCTATAACGGGCGCAATGCCAACAAAAACCTTTCATCATGGACCGAAGAAGATCTTAAACTGGAAGGTGGAGGATGGAAGTATGACAATTTCAAGATCGATATCATGGATGCTGAGTGGTTTTCGGTCAATTCCAAGAACTTCACTAAGCGTACCAATACCAGGGGTGAAACCCTGATGTATGAGGAAAAAGATGGAAAGATCTATGATACCGAAACCAAAAAGACCACCACCAATAGGTACAAAGTCGTTTACCGATGCAAGTGGATCGTTGGAACGGAGTATGTCTATGACCACGGTTTACAATACGATGTCCCCCGCCCAGGCAAGAAAGAGGTTGAGCTGTCTTTTAAGTTCTACAAGCTCCCAGGGCGTTCAATAGTTTCCCTTGCTGTTCCCAACCTTGACCAGATACAACTGACCTGGCTAAAGATGCAGAACGCACTGGCCATGTCTGCCAACTCTGGTGTAGCTGTCGAATA